TCCGGACTTGCGGCTGCGACGACTTCGAGCTGAACCCTGATTCGGTGGACGACTACCGGATCCACAACGACGAAGACTATGAAGGGTAAGCGGAAGCTCCGATTCGGTTGGACGTGCAGCGACTTAGTGCGTCACCACCATCGCTACCGCTGGACGGCGCGAGTCTGCGGCCGGCTTCAGAGCTGGTGGTACTACTTCGGACCGCATCGTGGCTGATCGGCGCAGCGTGAAGAGAGCGTTGCTTGCGCGCCGGGGGCGGACCCCGGAGCGGATCGCGGCGGCCATAGCGAACCGGTCGCTGAGTTACCAGCAGCGGATCGCTATTCACGCTTTGATGCAGACCGCCACGCGTAAAGAAGCGTTGAACATGCTGGCGGTAAACGGCATCTTGATAGACGCGTCCACGTTATCGCGTTGGCACAAGCTGCCGTCTTTCCGTAGGGCGCGCGAAGCGGCCGAAGAGGCCATCGCTGAGACGATTTCGAAAAAGAGCGTGCTGCGCAAGTCTGAGGCGATACTCGATAAGGCGATGGAAGGCACGCCGATACTCGGGTACGTCGGAAAAGACGAGCAAGAGATCGTCGGCTACAAGCCGGATCTGCCGACCGCGGCACGCATCGTCGAGCTTCAGGGCAGAGCAGTCGGCTTGTTTGCTGAAGATGACGCGGCGCGAGTCGGCGTTTTGATCGACATCGACTTCTCCGGTCGCAAGGGCGAGCCGGTGGTGAAAGTCGAGAAGCCGGAGCCGACGCGCATAGTCGACGCCGAGTTCACCGAGCGGATGACGAATCAGCACTTACACGGTGACGAGTGGCTGGAGTAAAGTACCGGCCGCAGGGCGCGACACTCGAAGCGTTCGGTCAATCGCTAGGGTTTATGAACATCATCCGCGGCCCGCTCGGCAGCGGAAAGACCAAGTGCGCGGTCTTCAAGGTGTTGAAGCTGCTGTGCGAGCAGCGAGCCGACAGGGCGGGCGTACGGCGCTCGCGTGTGGGCGTAATACGTAATACGTATCCCGAACTCGTGGCGACCACGATCGCCGAGTTCAAAGAGTGCATTCATCCGTTGATGGGGAAATTCACCAACGGGCACCCGCCGACGTACGATCTCGACTTCGCCCTTCCGGATGGAACGAAGGTTGAAGCCGAGATTATATTTCTGGCACTCGATCGCGAAGACGACGTACGCAAGTTGAGAGGCTTGCAGTTGACGTTCGTCTGGTTGAACGAGATCCGCTTCATTCCTATGGCGATCACACGCGAGGCGTTGTCTCGGTGTGATCGGTTCCCGCAGCCGGGGTTCTCGACGTGGGTCGGCGGCATCGGCGACACGAACCCTTGGGACGAGGATAGCGACTACGAGACGCTGGCGGGACTCTTCGGCAGCGGCGCGTTTGAGCGCGGCGACGTGTCGGAGATGGAGCGCGAGAAGTTCGACGAGCTTGCGAAGCTCGGCCAGTGGAACTTCTTTATACAGCCGCCCGCGGTGCTGAAGACGACCGCGCAAGACCCGCAGGGGTTCCGGTCGTTGAGCGGCGGCTACTGGCGCGTGAACCCGACGGCCGAGAATCTGACGGTGCTCGGCGAGAAGTATTACCAACGGCAGATCGTCGGCGCGAAAGAAGACTGGGTTCGCGTCAACTTGGCGAACGAGATCGGTCTCGCGATGGACGGCAAGCCCGTCCAGCCGGAGTACCAAGAGAATGTTCACAAGGCGACGGGTCCGCTTAAGCCCAACGGTTCGTATCCGATCTGCGTCGGGCTTGACTTCGGGGTCGTCGTGTCGGCCGCTATGTTTTGGCAGCGGCAGCCCAACGGTCAATGGTGGGGGCTCGACGAGCTGGTCTGCGAAGACATGGGCACGCCCCGCTTTGCCGACGCGATCAAGAACAAGTGCGTTGAGCTGTCACAGCAACTCGGCGGCGCGAAGCTAGAGTTCATCTTCCGCGGCGACCCGGCAGGGCGCGGGCGCAACTCGGAAGAGAAAACTAATTTCAATATTCTATCGGCCAACGGCGTGCAGGCGTTGCCGGCGTCGACAAACGACCCGAGCGTTCGGCGCAATGCGCTCGAACGAGTGCTGACCCGGTTGGTGTCCGGCCAGCCCGGCGTGCTGATCTCGCCTAAGTGCAAGGTCTTCCGCAAAGGGCTCAAGGGCGCATGGTGCTACAAGCGCATCAAGGTCAGCGGCGCCGAGCGGTATAAGGACGAGCCGGACAAGAACTACTGGTCCCACGTCTGCGAAGCCGGCGAGTACGGGCTCATGGACGCGGGCGAGCACGCAGTAGTGAACTCGTTCGGCACGAGACAGTTTCCAAAAGGGCCGGTGGTGCCGCAAGGCGCTCTCAACTTCAACGTGTAGGGTCGGTGTTCAAGGTTGAATACAAGGTCGTCTTTAGTAATCTCCGCTTTCGCCAGTCATGGATTTGGAAATTACTAAAGCCGGGTTTTCAGCACGTCGAGTGTTGGCGCGAGATGGCTCCCGGCGCGTGGGTACGGTTCGACACGGCACTTGAGTTTCTGAGCGTCGAAGTCTACGGCGACCCGCCCGAGACACTGCTCAACGACATCACGGTCCTGCACTACATCGGCGAGATTCCAGAAGGCAGCATCCGGCAGCCTTTCTTCATTGGCCCCGAGACATGCGTGACCTTATCTGCGGCTCTGCTCGGCGTGAGACTACCGTTCTTCGTACGGACGCCCTGGCAGCTATATAACTTTCTGAGGAAACGTAATGGGACGCAAATCGCCCAAGCCGCCGCCTGAAGATGCGACGGTCATTGCGCAGCGCCAGCAGTCTGTTCTGGACTTGGCGTCGCTCAACGACGAGACCAATCGACGCATCAAGCAACTGCGCTCGGCGAGCAAAGGCGTTCGCGCGTTCCGTGCTTTGAATAGCTCCGCGTCTTCGGCCAGTCTGCTCGGCTCGTCTTCGGGCGGGATCGGCAGCACTACGTCGGGCGCATCGTCCGGCGGCAGCGGCGCGCAGGGCGGATACAACTTGAGTTGGGGCATCAACGGAGCCGGCGGCTAATGCCTTTCGTTGAGCGTCTGCCGGAACCACTCGAAGACGTCGAAGCGTTGATACTTCGGCGCACGAAGGCGTTAGCCACGAAGGATTTGTGGCGCTCGACGTACACGGACGCGTACACGTACGCGTGCCCGACGCGCGAGATCTATAACTGGAACACGCCCGGCCAGAACAAGACGAATCGGTTGTACGACTCGACGCTTCAAGAGACAACGTACACCGCGGCGAACACGATGATCGCCACCGTGTTCCCGCCGTGGACTCGATGGTGTGAGCTGGCGCCCGGCGGCGCGGTTCCGAAGAACGACATCCCGCACGAGATCGTCGAGGGGCTTCAGGACGCAACCGAAGTTTTCTTCAACTTTCTTAATAACAGCAACTTCGGCACGGCGATCGGCGAGGTTGCGCAAGATCTAATGATCGGAACTGGCGCCCTCCAGTTCGACGAAGGCGACGACGACTCGCCCTTCGTGTTCAGCTCGACGCCGCTCGCGCTGCTAGAACTGGAAGAGGGTCCAGACGGCACGGTAGAGACGACATGGATGGAGCGCAAGCCGAAGGCGCGTGATCTCGTTCGCATGTACGAAGGCATGGACGAGTTCGACCTTCCGACGTCGCTGCAAGAGACCATCAAACAGAAGCCGGATGAGGAAGTAACTATCCTTCAGGGTGAGATCTACTACCCGGCGAACAAACGCTATTACGGCGTCGTGGTTCACGTCGTATCGAAGACGATTCTGTGGCGGTACGACTACGAGCAGTCCTGCCCCAAGATCGTAGCCCGCGCAACTAAAGTGTCGGGCGAGACGTACGGCCGCGGTCGCGTGCTCTTGGCGTTGAGCGATGCGAAGACACTCGACAAGATGGTCGAGTTTATGCTCAAGAACGCGGCGCTCCAGATGGCCGGCGCGTTCACGGGTGTCAGCGACGGCGTGTTGAATCCACATACTGCGGTGATCGCGCCCAACGTCATCATACCGGTGGCGTCTAACGACAACGGCAACCCGTCGCTTCGGGCGCTCGAAGTCGGCGGCGACATCCGCATCAGCGACAAGATGATCACGGACTGGCGCGAGCGCGTGCGACGCACGATGCTCGGCCCGGCGCCCTCAGACGGCCCGGTCAAGAGCGCGAGCGAGATCATGGTAAACGACCGCGATCGGCTTTGGGCGATGGGCGGGGAGAGTGGCCGCATCCAGACGGAGCTTCTGGCTAAGATCGTGCGCCGCGGCGTGTCCATATTGCAGCGGCGTGGGTTGATCCCGAAGTTCAAGATCGACGGTCGCGAAGTTGGCATCAAGTTCGTGTCGCCGTTCGCGAAGTCGCAGAGCAGTGAAGACGTGATGGCGTTCGAGCGGATGCTCGCGAGCATCGCGGCACTCGGCCCCGAGATCGCGACGGGCACCGTCGGTACGGGTCTCAAGGTCGGCGACATTCCGGAGTGGATCGCGCGCAAGCTCGGCGTCGACATGCAGATCATCAACTCGAAAGACGAACGCGCGCAACTGAAGAAAGATACGGCTGATTCCGCCGCGCAGTTGGTGCAGCACGCGCAGAACAACGGGATGCTGCCGCCTGCGCCTGGGGCTGCCCCGCCGGGCGCCGCGCCCGCTCCAATGCCGACAGGAGGCTAATTGGAAACCTGGCTAGACGACGAAGCGGGCGAAACAGCTCGCGCGAGCATTCAGCAGAAGTCGCTCGAAGTTTCTAAGCTCTACACCGTGTTCGAGACGCATCCGGTTGCGAAGCAGCTACTTGCGATGTGGGACGAAGCCTGTCTGCGTAAGCGTACGCCAGTGAATGCGACGCACGCGCAGTATGCTGCCGACGAAGCCATACGCGCTTTCGTCGCAGGCATTCACCACGAGATAGCGAAGGCTCGACAAGTCGAGGGTCAGTGAGATGGCGAGAAAACCAATAGTCGTGAAGCATCCCGGCGCGCTGCACCGGATGATGGGAATCAAACAAGGGAAGAAAATTTCGTCCGCCAAGATCCACGCGGCGGCGAAAAAAGGCGGCGCGATCGGGCGCGATGCTCGGTTCGCCATTAACGTGCTCAACCACAAATAAGGTAATTAGCTCTTATGACCGAACCCGTGATACCTGCGGCGGCTCCCGCCACACCCGCAGCCCCGGTCCCGGCAACACCGGTAGTTGAAAGTCTTCTTCCCGCGGCCCCTGCCGCACCCGCTGCTCCAGCAGCACCGGCCGCTCCTGCGGCGCCAGCAGCACCCGCTGCTCCCGTCCAGAAGTGGTTCTACAGCGAAGGCGTTGAAGGTAAGGGCACGACGCCGCCCGATTGGTTCAAGTCCGGCAAGTATGTGACCGTCGAGGAACAGGCGAAAGCCTACAACGGTTTGGAGAAGCGCTTCGGTTCGTTCACGGGCGCTCCCGAAGAGTACAAGATCACCGTTCCGGAAGCGTTCAAGGACACGGTTACGATCGACACGACACATCCGGTGTTCGTGAAGTTGAACGACTGGGGCAAGAAGCACCAGCTCTCGCAGGAAGGCTACAACGACGTGATCGGGCTTCTCTCGGAGTACGAAAGCTCCGTGCAGACGCCGGCAAGAACGGTCGATGACGCGAAGAAGGAACTCGGTCCGAACGCGGACGTGCGACTTGCTTCCGTCTCGCAGTTCGTCGCGGCCAACCTCGATGCGGAGGGGCAAAAGGCCGTAGCGGAGGCGCTGTCAGTCGGCAATCCGGCAATCGCGCAGACGCTCGCGGCGATCGAGAAAGTCATCGCGAAGACCCGACAACCGGCCATGCCGAAACCCGGTTCGGACATCCCGGCGCCGGGCGCGAACGAGCTTGCAGAGATCAACGCGATGCAAGCGAAGAAGGGACCGGACGGCCAACGGCTGTACGTGGTCGACTCGAAGTATCGCGCGGAAGTCGAAGCGCGACGCAACCGGTACTTTGAGGCTCTAGCAAAGGCATCGTAGCTGTTCACTTTGGTCGTTCATCTGAGCGACCAAACTAAACAGTCACCGCCGCTCGCCACCTTCGAAAGAAGCCGAGTGCGCCTGTGAACGGAGACACCACGAGACGGTGAGAAGTGAGAGAGGGCGGCGAAAGCCGGACCCCGATCGAACTCGATGCGGATGAAAGGCCGCGGGCTAATAGATCTCAACACTTCATTCAGAGGATTCTTCAATGTCTATCAATTTGGGTGGTACCTACACCACGCTGACGAACGCGGCCATTGCCTCGTACGACACGGAAGTCAAGCTCGCCTACCAGGGCGCCGGCTATATCCGCGGTCGCGTCACGGTCAAGGCCGGCGTTGTCGGTCAGACGCATCAGTTCCGCAAGATGGGTACGGGTCAGGCCGTGCAGCACACGACCGCTGAGCTTCTGAGCCCGGCGGACTACGCGCACACCAAGATCCCGGCGACGCTGACGAACTGGCGCATCGGTGACTACACCGACCTGTTCGATCAGGCAGAGACGAACATCGACGAGCGGGCGCAG